GCAGCCGCTTCTGTAGCAACAGCAACAATCGGAAGCAATGAAAATGTTGCAGAACCACCTTCGTCAACATTTACTTTACGAACAGCAAGTTCACCAACAACTGTACCCGCTTGAAGAACATCTCCAGGAGCAGTAGCACCAGCAACATTCGCTTCGCAAATCCCTCGAATACACACTCGAACTGAATCTCCAGCAGAAGCGGCTTCAAGAGCGATACCAACACAGAAGTAGAGTTTTGCTCCACCAGCATCAGTAGGCTTTACTTTTAATGCTTTGTCGCTATCTGTCCCTTGTGTATAATCAAGAGAGACAGCCTGTCCAGCAGTGATTGCATCTACTGCAACAAACACTTCTTCGATGCGTCGGTCTGACGCACTAGCAGAAGAACCTGTTGTATCAGCAGCAGCATCGAGTCTTTGTAATAAGTTTTGAGTAGCCATGATTTACCTCTAGTTAATGGTTGCAAATGCGTTGATAAGAATACCATGTCCACTCAAGTTCGCTGTTGCCAACTGTGTACGGGTCATGATGTGAGCAGCCATTGCAGCATATCCAGAGATACGCTCAAACTCGCTCATCTCAAAATAAGCATCTTTGTCAAAGTACAATGACATTAGTTTGCTGTTCAAGAACACTGCATCAATAGTACCATGCAAGTTTGCAGCAGCCGTTCCATCAGTAGAATATTTTCCACCAGTATTTCCAAACTCAATATCAACTCCATCCATATCTTTTGCAGCAATAGCAAGTGTGGGAGAAGGATTACCAGATGCTCCATCAGTAAAACTTGTACCAAGATTTGGCTCAACATATACCTTTGCACCGTTGAACATCAATCCAAGTTTTCCAGCCATGTCACGTTGCTCTTGCAAAGAAGTGTAACGCTCTTGGTTGAAAAGACTATTCTTATATAGCTCATAACAACGAGGTGACATAAGGATAATGTCAACTTCACCTTCTGGTGCATATACTTGTGTATCGATGTACAACTTACTCATCGCTCGGAAAAGACGAGTTGATTGATCTGCTACACCAGGGAACGCTGATGGACAATCTACATATTGATTTTGGAATGTGGTTGTATAGGTAGCCTTGTTTAGATTACCTACAAAACCAGTCTGTTGTCCAAAAGGTTGACATCCAAACCATCCACCTGTAACAAATGGAGACAAACTTTCAAGTTCGGTCAAGGTTGTAGAGTTACCACGAACAAGTTGCTTACAAAACTCTCGTTGAAGCATACCCATTACGGACTTCAAACGCGCTTCAGCAATGTTGATAATGGCACGATCGCCTTTGTTGGATAGTTGTTCCTTTTCGGTGATTACTACTGGAGCAGCAAAGTCACACCAGTTGTATTCGGTTTGACGAAGAGGATCTTTTACAGCAAGATTGATTGACTCATATCCACTGGATAGCTGAGTAATCATACTGTGTTCGGTCATGATAGCTGGGCAGTTTACCTTGCTACCACCATCACTCTCAATAACGGCTCCGTGTGAACGGATTGCATCGAGAATCGGAATGTTCTTAAATGTATTGTCTACCTCACGATCTTTCAAGATACGCAGGGTCGACGCTAATATGTCTGGTTGTATGGGCATTGAAGCCTCCTACGTTAGGGTTTTACTATCGCTCTCGTATCCTCGTGAGGGGAGATGGCGCGGACGTATCCATATGGGTTCTTTGCCATGCGACTATGATAAGTGTATAACATTATTTCTTCTGTTTCAACAAGTGATTGTATAAATCTGATGCTGACATCTTCTCACTGTTTTTCGGGACAGTGATGCCTTTGTGTTGACCTGTGCCTACTTTCAACCCCGCAGCCTGTGCCGCCTGCTGAAATGCCAACTGTTGCATCTGATGACGCTCTGCCGATTGATGAGATTGTTGTCCTTTTACAATCCAGTATGCGTCTTGTAGCGTTAGATTTTTATTGTCCAACAATGTCTGACGAACTTGACCTTTGAACAACTCATCCGTTTTCAACTCTGGATGTTGCGTCATAAACGTCTGTACCTTTGCTTTCGCTTGCGCTTTCATCTGCTGCTCTGCCATTGGCTGAAGAACAGATTGCAATCTCTCTGCAACAATGCGATTGACATAACGCTCAAAAGATTGCGTATCATACGGGTCAAAATCTCCTGTCTCGGCTGTGGCCGCTTCTTGGATTGCCTTGTATGCTGCGTTGTCTTCCAAGTTCATTCGCAATGCAGAAAGCTTTTGCTGTTCTTCTGCAATAGACTTGCGCTGCTCTGCCAACTCTTGCGTCTTCTGTGTATAATCACGACGCAACGATGCCATCGCACGTTGTGCGCTCTCTGGTACTTGGTCATATACCTTGTCCCATGACTCACCCTCTCGCAACGTTTCTGGCTCTGGTACAGGTGTACCATCTTGTTCCGCATTGTAACGCTGCAACAACTGATCAACTTGTCGATCGTAATCGTCTTTGTATCTATCCAAAGATTTTCGAGACAAATCTTCTTGGGGTGTTTCAACTTCTGGAGAGACTTCTGCTGAAGTGTCCTCTACCGTATTCTCTGGGGTTTGTACTTCTTGGGTATTGTCTTCTGACATTTTACATCCTACTTGCGAATAGTTCTTCATCTGTCATCTCTCCACTCGGAGAAACAACCTCTTCTTCCATTGCAACTTCTTCAACTGGCGCTTCTTCAACTGGCGCTTGTTCTTCTGCTGCTTCTAGAAAATCTATAAACTTTTGATCCGATACCGCTCTTTGTATCAATGCAACCAAACGTGCAACGTCTTGGTCTGATGCAATATCTGATAACGACATATCTACTGGTACACCAGCTTGTTCTGCAATCGCCATGATTGCCATAACAATCTGTACAACCTCTGGAGGAAACGATTGCATGTCTACTGCTTCAATCTCCAATGGCGGTTGGTTCATGCGCTGCATAAATGCATTGACTTCTGATAACAATGCTGCCATTGCTTGCGAGGAAAACTGTCCTTGCGGTATCATCATCTGCATTCCTTGGGCTTGGGCTTCATCCATCCCCGCTCCAATCTGTTCTGCTTGCATACTCAAATCTTGTGGTATCGACATAATAAACTCCTATAATACTTTTGCGACTTGTTGTGGACTACCTTGCTGACCCTGCTCTATCGTTGCAGTGGGGCTAGGTTGGTTTTGTGGTTGTTGGATTTCTTGACCCCCCTCTAAGGGAGAAGAAAGAAAATCTTCTGGTAGATCGAGTTTGCGGACCAACTCTTCTAATACTTTTTGCTGAGGAACACCCAGTTCTAACAATAACTGCACAGCCTGAAAGAACTCTTGCTTCTTTACACTCTCTGATACTGGTGTGCTTCCAGCATCCAATGCGTAAAATGCAAAGTCACCATCCATGTCTTCACTGCGTACAACATCGGGCTGACCATTCAACACAATGACATCAGTATCATCTTTCAAAAATACCTTCATCATTGCTATATACACCGATGCCGTATGTTCAATCATTGCATCTCGCTCTCTCGCAAGTCTACCAATCTCAGAAGAACTATACGATGCCAATGCTGTCACCTCTGTTGCTGTCGCTCTTGTCGCTTGTCCCCTTGTAAACGGAGCCAATACACTACCTCTTTGGAAATCTTCATTCACTTGATTGATGTATGTCTCCAGTTCTGTCGGAACCTGGGTGTGAGGAACCGCTTGTATACTGCCCTCCAAACTCTGACCCATCGACAACTCCGCTTCCACATACTCACCATCAGCACCCATCGCCAACTTCGCCATGTCCTCATCGGTAAACACACCCTTCTTCACAATCCATTGTCGGGCTGCTCGACGTACCATCGTCGCTTGGTATGTCCGTATAATGTTTGTCTCCTCAACTTGTGAGTACACACGCTTCAATGCACTATAGCCACGCAACGGTACATCGGGCTGACGGCTGAAGTACAACGGAATAATCGGAGCAATCGGATGGTCGGCTGCATCTGTAAATGGTATCTGGTCAAACTTTGTTGTCTCTCCATCCAACCCTACATCTACCTCAACACCATCATACAACCACTTCTGGCCATTCGCATAATCTGGACTCCAGACCAACATCTTGTTGTTAACCAAATCATAGAACTCTACAACCTGTACATACTCAAATGGGCTATCAATCTCCAAGCCCTC